AAGCGTTAGGGTCGCTTCGCTAGTCCCTTTGGAATAGGTCGGAGCCCCGGAGGATGATGTATCATCAACAAGCCAAGCCGTAGCCGGGTCTGCCGAAGTTGGGAAGGTTGCTACCGCCCCGTTGAAGTCATCGTAAAAAATCTGAAAGTCGCGCATGTCGCCCATGTTCTTATGTTCCTGTTTTGTAAATTTTGTTGCCGTCCCAAAAAGCCCCGAAGCAATCGCCCAGGGGCTAGATTTCAATCGACACTACGCACGATTAGCGAAGATGCCGCGATGCTCGATAACCGCCGCTGCGAACGATTGGCGAACCTTGTAGACATACGAATCGTTTCGCATGTTCCAGTCCGACTCCAAGACTGGCGATTCCTCGCCGTTCAAGAAGGTGATTTCAACCGTGTCGATTTTGCTGTTGTCCGCAATTGCGTACCAGTTGGTCGAGCTGTTTGCGTCCAGGTAAGGGGTCTCGACAACCCGCATCGAACGAACACCGCCGCGACCGTAGAGGTTGGCAACGCCGCTATTCTTTTCGTTGTCGACCGAAGCAGTCGAATTGACAAGCTCGTAGGCAGTGCCAGCATATCCGAGCGGAACCAAGAGGATCGAAGGCTTTAGCCCAAGGAATACGTCGCTAGACAATCCCTTTTGCTTTCCCATCACCTCGAAAGCTTTGTCGAGGGTCGTTTTGCTCGGAGCCCCAGCACCGCCCGAAAGGTTGGTTCCGGATGCGTGCGAAGCCGAGAAAAGAGCCACGCCATCGGGCATTGTTGGGTTCGACAAAAAAACGTCGTAGACCGTTTTTTCTTGCGTGTTTCGAGCCGCCGAGCCATGCATCGCCGGGATGCGGGAAAGAGCATCCAGGTCGTCGTTCACAACCGCCTCCCAGGTGATCGTGAATTCCTTTCCGTACTTTTCCAGCTTGTAGGTCTTTCGCTGGTCGGAGACCTTGCCTTCAGGATACTCCTTGCCTTCGGGGACCACCTCAAGGTTTGGCGATTCGCCGAGACTGATTCGGTTGATGTTCTTGAAATCGTCAACCGACTGGGCTTGCCTCACCCATTGATCCCAAGTGTAATCGGCCTCAAGGTAAGACGCCGTTAGGGTCTTGTTGGCCGCATCCAAAAGTAAGTTAGCAAACGATCCGCTCGTATGGTATGCGTCATTGGATCGCTGAATACGCAATCGGTCGATGGTCCCTTGGTGGCCCATCGCAACGCGAACCACATCGCCTTTGTTGTAGCGATCGGTGTTGACGCCCATTCGTCGAGCGCAAACCTCAGCGAGCCGATAAATCCCAAGGCCTCGGAAGTGCTCCGCGCCTTGAACATCCGGGGCCTTTTGCTTTTTGATCTGGCCTTGCCAGCATCGCTGCACAAGACCCGCCGAAGCTTGAGCCATGAATTTATCGTGCTCGCTTTCGGTCACGCTGAAACTGGAGCCCTCGACGGCCCCGCCTAGTGGTTGAGAAGCCATCTTTCGGATGATCCTTTCTTGAGCGATTTCAACTGTCACGGATGGATCGTCAACCAATGCGTCTGCAAAACTTCGCTCAAGCTTCGCAAGCGTACAATGGGCAACGATTGTTTTGCGTCGGTCGTCGTGGGCTTTGAGTTGGCGTGCAACTTCGGCCTCGACTTTCTTTTCGGTGTCTTCGGTTGGTGGAGTCTCGGCACGCATAGCCTCTTCTGGCTCTTTGTCCGCGCCTGCCATCGATTCGACTTGCCCCATTGGAGCCGCGTCAGAAACGGCTTGCCCCGCTGCTTTGCCTGCGAGAAAAATCACAATCTGTTCAAGGTCGGTCATGCCCTCAGGCAACCCGAGACCCTTCAACGTTGCCATTAGGCTATCGTCCATTCTTTCAACCCTTTCCTGGTCGTAAGACCTGCGAACAGTAGAATTCGGATCCGCGCCCGTTGCACAGATCGAAGCGTTATGGGGTTCCCATGCGGTTACAATTTCCGCTGGCCCCTGAATCACTTGGCCCCTTGGGGTAGTGTACGTTTGGCCCTCTCGAACGATCTGCCTCTCTAGTGGCACGGCTTCGATGCTAAAGTCGTTCAAATGGCCTTCGTTGTATCTTGTTGCGACAACCTGAGCCTGTTCGTCACTGGCGAATTCAGGAACGCCAATTAGCTGATCGCCCTCGATAACGATATTGCGAATGCTTCCAAAGACTCTAGTTACCGAATCGGTATTGTGGCTGTCGACGATAGGGAGTTTTCGCTTGTCATTGCGAAACCGGACGCCCTCCATCAAGAGGACTTGGCTTACCCAGCCTCGATCCTCTCGATAGACCATAACCGGCGTTTCGGTCGCAATCACCGCTCGGCCATCCTTCACGGTCCCGAATTGGCGAACGATCGAACCGCCCTCGATGGGCTTTGCTTGATGTCTTGCGTCGAGCTCTTTTCGTCGCTTGATTAGGTCTTGCTTGTTCATGCCGTCACCTCAGCCGGTAGCGTGTCAACCGATCCGTCTTTTGCGTCGTCGATTAGGGCCTGTACGCTCGCTTCGCTCATGCCGACCGACGATAGGAACACCTTTGCCGCCGCTTCGCTAATGGCCCCGCTAGCTAGCTCGTTGAGGGTCTTATCGATGGCCTTGCGATTGCGGTTAAATTGGAGCGTTGAGAGCCCCATCATTTCGCCGCTGCCGGTCGCTGGTTGGGTTTCTGCCGCTCCTTGGGTTTGAGCCGCCGAAATCGCTAGCTGTTGCTGTTCGGGAGTCTGCAAGCCTAGCTTTTGAAGCAATCGATTTTCCTTGGCCCGCTGTTTGAAGACTTGGCGATAGCTAAGACCCCTGGACCCAAGCACATTGGCATAAGTGTCCGAGAATGAATTGATCGCCATTTCGGCAGCTTGCTGTTCGGATTGAGGGTCAACCCACTCCCATTCTGGCGTCTGCCATTCGACAGGGGTAAACCGCCTGCGGTCGCTTAGGAGGTCGAACGACGACGGAAAGCCCTCTAGATCGGTAATAGCCGCGTAGGTACAAAACTCATCCCACACGGGTTGCAGGAGGTGTCGAATGATGTACGCCTGTACGATCCTGTAACGCCGACGGTCTTCGAGTTGGCTGGTCCGGCTCGAACTGTAGCTGGTCTGCGAATAGTCCCGAGCTACAACCTCGTAGGATAACCCGGTCCCTACCGCGATTCCGCGAAGGATGAATTTAATCCATTCTCCCGCACCGTTATTGGGTCGAGTTGGGTTGATAACGTCGACCGATTCCCCTGGATTCAAATCGAAGATCAGACCGGGTTCAAGGTATCGCTCCCTGTTGCCGTTCTTGTCGGTTCCGCTGCCGGTCTCTGGATCGGACAGGCTTCCTATTGGCGTCTCAGTCTTGATCGCTGCGGTAAGGCAAGATGCAATTGCCGAGGATTGCAATTCGTTGTCTTTGTACGTTCCGAGGTCTCTGATATCCGACAACACCGGAGCAAACCACGTAACGCCTCGTTTCTGCCCGACTCGATCCTGCCGGAATAGGTGGATAATCTCCCTGGCCGGGATTTCCTTTGGCGTTCGGCTTACTGCGTAAGGCTGCAAGGGGTGGTCTTCGTAGATCATATAGGCAAGAGGCTTGCCGTATTCGTCGACCTTGATGCCGCGAATAACCCGCGTACCATCGCCGCGATCGATGCCCGTGTTGTACGTGTCTCGATCGGTCGCTAGCCGGTCGACTTCGATAACCTCAAGAGCAAAAGGAATCGGTCGGCTAATGCCCCGGTATTCGGTCGACGGTAGACGAACCTTGCGAATAAGGATTTCGCCTGCCTCAACCATTTCGCGAAGTGCGATAGTTTGGATTTCTTCAAGCGTCAGCTTTCCGTTGATATCCGCGACTTCGGACCATTCCGACCAAGTTTTATCGCGCTGATCGTTTACGTCTTCAACGTCATCCCCCAAAGGGGTCTCGAACGTCGATTGGGCTTGAATGCCTGTGCCAACGACAGAGGAAACGATCGTATCGACGGCCCCCCAAGCGTATGGATTGTCCCTGACCAGCCGCCTAGCCTCTGCCCTGAGTCGGTCGGCGCCAAATGGCCCCATTAGCTCTTGGTCGGCTGGTAGATTCTTAGGGTGTCTGTTGCTGCTTACCCGCGATGGTTCGGCCCCTTGGTACGATCTGGCAAGGGCTTTGCGTGCCTGTTGCCGTCGCAATCCTGCGATGGGGCTAACTGCCGAGACAACGGAATCGATAAATTCAGTAATCATCGACGGCCCCCCACGATTCTACCGAGGGAAATACCGCCCGATCCGCTTTCGCGTTGGACTTGGTGCAACAACGCTTTTCGCTGTTCAAACAATGACGCTAGGTCAAGCTTGGTGACGGTCCGCGACCCAATGGAATACTGAGACGCCCCTCCATTCAGAAGGGCCTCAATAGCTGCGTCGATTAGTGCCAACAGAGATGCCGCTGATGCCATGCGTCAATCGTTGCATGGCTTGCTGGCCTTTGGTAGATGCCTGTACTATTCCATTAGTACACCGCTACAAATTATTTACGTTCTTGCGCCCAAGTATGCCCGCAGTATGAGCATCGGCAATAGCGGACCTTGGCCTTCGTGCAATAGACCCGGCTGTAGCTCTTGCCGATCGGTCGGCGTGATTCGCATAGCGTGCAGGGCCTTGCTTCGTCTTCGCGAGGGATGGGGGTCTCGCTAGCTTCCTTCATCGCTTGCATGTGGATTCTTGCGGATGAGTACTTTGGGCTTTCGTAGTCCGGCAGGTCGGCAGGAACGCCTAGCGATTCGACCATCTTGCTGACGATACCCTGGCTAAATTCCTGGTGTGTTTGCGTCGGCTCTTGCGGTTGAATTGGCTGGATGTCAACCCGAGGATCTACCCATTCCCGCTTGCCTGTTTGCTGCTTTGGTTTCTTTGCCATACTACCCTCTTCTTTTGGGAATCCATCCACCTTGTCGCTGCCTGAATCGTTGCTGCCCGTGCCTGTAGGCTTGCTGGACAGGCTTGGCTTGTTTCGGCTCATCGCCTATGTGCTTTGGAGCTACCTCGATTTCGCTTGGGGCGATTAGCTTGACACCGCAGGCTTCGGAGCCCGCCGCCGCCATGTAG